ATGGTGCAGTCTACATAGAGGGTGGATTGAAATTTGCTGGATTCTTTGCTACAGTGGGAGAACCTGTACGAGTCTACGATACTCTACAGGAGAGCATCACTGGCGAAGTCACTACACCTCCATCTGCAATCCTCAGACAGGGTACTGACATCACTGCAAATGAACCCAGACTTGATATACCAGACACTCCAGATCAATTAATCTAATATGGCATTACCAGGTTACGGATCGAGAGATTCTAATACAGCAAAGAAAAATTATGATGCCATTGAGTATGGTAATCGACATGGTGCAATCAGCTTTGGTAAAATCAACCAAAAAGCAAACACCACGAATGCAGTTTTGCTTGAGACACCTGATGCAAAACACTGCATGTATATGATTGAGGATGGTGATGAAAAAGGTAATTCGACGTTTTTAACACCAGCAAAGTTTGGTATTCAGTGTGGTGAATGGCCTGAGATTGATGATAGAGATGAGAAGTCTAAGAAAATTAGTTTTGCTGTCGTAGCAAACAATGGTGATATTGTATTAAAAGCAGAGAACGGCAAGATCATCCTAGACGCTGACAGTATTGAGTTCCATGCCACTGGTGAGGGAGAAACAAAAGGTGACATTGATATTAGAGCATCAAATAATATCAAACTTGAGTCTCCGAACTTGATTTGTGGGCATGGTCATACTAAAATGGTAACAACTGGTAAAATAGAAGTTTGTGCAAACTCCTGTTTAAATATCTACAGTTCCATCATTCGTGGAGTCACTGATGCAGTTGCGGTAAAAGACTCTAAAGTTGGTGGTAAAAACATTTGCAACAAGTTTAGCGAGGACAACGTATGAATTTCGATGATGTTAATATCGGCGGTCAACTTAAGATTGGCACTGGTGTCGTACCTGCAATTAAAGAGGGTGATGAAAGAATCAATGGATCCATGTATGCAGAGGGACCTGTAGTTCTTGGTGGAGAATCTGAGTTTGGGAACCAAGATGCTACATTGATGATCTCTCGCATCGTCAATGATGACAAGGATTGTAAACCGCCAAAAGATGATAAATCACTTTTTATCAAAGGCGATGCCCGCTTTGAGACTGATGGAAAGAATGTTTATGGTGTTCACATCGAGGGCGACACCCGCATCAACACCGATGGACGCACAGACAATGCCCTGTATGTGAGTGGAGGAAAACCAGATGCACTTTATGTTGATGGTGATGTATACGTCACTGGTTCAGTTGATTGTCTATCAAAGGGACGATTAGAAGCCCGACACGTTGTTGCAGACGGCAGACCAAAACCATTCGATATTCCCCACCCATCAAGGGAAAAACATCGTCTTCGCTATGCATGTATTGAGGGACCTGAAGTAGGAGTCTACGTTCGTGGTCGTGTGAAAAATGAAAAAGTAATTATTCTACCTAAGTATTGGAAGAATCTTGTGCATGAGGATAGTATTACTGTTCAGTTGCAACCAATCGGTGCTCACCAAGACATTATTATCAAGCGTTGGGATGATGAGAAGATCTATCTGCAAGCAAGAGGTGGAATGCCCATCAATTGCTTCTATCATGTTTATGCAGAGCGTAAAGACATCAACCCTCTGATTGTTGAGTATGAAGGTGAGGAGTGCTTTGATTACCCCGATCCTAACTACAAACCTGATGCTGAGAATCCAATCTATAATGACCCTCAGTTTGCAGGACCACCTAATACTATCACTAAGTGAAGAATTTAATTTATATTGAAGAAAATTACATCACCCCTGAAGAGTGTGAAGAGTTTATAAAACTATCAAAGGATAACCAAAAACCAATCCCATATGGTGACCCTACACGGGGTGGTGATACCTACTTAACTAATGTTGAGTGGAAAAATCATGGTGCAAGTTATCATGGAGGAGATATTGATGTTGTTGTTCCTTCATTAGAGAACAAGGTTGTCACATCTGTGAATAAACTTTGCGAGTCATTTGACAACGAAATCAACCTTGATTATGTCGGTGTCGTGCGTTGGCCAGTTGGAACCTTTATGAAACCTCATGTGGATGATAATAATGTCCACAACCCTGATGTATTTGCAGCGATGCTTTATCTTAATGAGGGATTTTCTGGTGGTCATACAATCTTTGAGGAGTATGATATCAAACCAAAGACTGGTAAATTAATCGTGTTCTCTAATTCGCAACTCCTCCATTATGTAACTCAAGTAGAGGAAAGTGAGAGATTCGTTCTGTCATTTTGGTATAAGAGGTTGACACGACCCACCGAATGACCTATAATATGCAGGTAATCAAACGAACCCCATGCAAGACGAGTTCCTCACACGATGCGTAGTTGACCCTGTTGGTCGCACCTTCCGTCTTATCTCTAGTGAAGGCGATGAGCGTATCGTGGATTGCGAAACCGTGGATCAATTCATGTCAGTCCTTGAGCTGGTGCGTGATACGTGCGATGAAGACGTGGTAGCGTACAAAAATCCTCTCTGAGGGAAAAATGACTTTTAATTCCAAAAAAGGCGGAAAAAAAATCCCGCCAAAAATTTACCCTGTAGGGTTTTACAACGAAATCTTGGAGTGTTACGACTATGAGACCCGAAACCCGACAATCTATGGAAATGTTATTCGCAGCGAAGTGGAATTTACCAAAAGCAGCGAAGAACGCTGGTTTGACTAATAAGGAGATGAAAATTACCTTTAACGAATACTGCACTTTTCACCCTCCCACCTGGAAGGAGTGATTTTTTGGGAGCGTGGCGGAATCGGTAGACGCACCAGACTTAAAATCTGTTAACCTTTTGGTTGTGGGGGTTCAAGTCCCCCCGCTCCTATCCTAAATACAGTGGGGTACGCTATAGACCCATGAAATATCAAATACAGACAAAGTATTGTTGGTACGACAACAAAAAACAAATTGTCTTGATGTATTTGATACAAGGAGTTCCGTTCACTTTTGATGATTTACCAGAATACGCAGCCCACGACCCAGAAATCATTGAGTTAGCAAATAACACAAAGTGTTGGAACGTTGAAGAATTGTATCGAGCATCAATGTATCTAATGGCAGAAGAGTGCCATCCAATGTGTTTTGAGTTAGAATTAGAAAACCCTGAGTTATTACCTGTTGACTAATGATCATCAACCTGTGGTACAATCAAGCAATGAAACAGTGGCGTTGGTCACTTACAGAAACTGGCGTTATGACCCAACATTCTGGTGGTCAAGAGGAACTGCGTGATGCTATGAATGACGTTGCAAATACAGTGGAATATATACTTGACAATGAACTAAAAGACGGGTAATATATAAAGGTGTGAAGGAAGTGCTTAAAGGGTAACCGCTCATGTGGTTGCCCTTTTTTCTTATGATAAATAATCTGTAACGGACTATAAGACAAATAAGATGGGTCTCTCCAGATTAGATAATTTTCTGAAATCGTCGCGTGGTACTATCCTTTATGTCAACCCAAATGACCTGGATGCTACCGATAGTATTGAAAACCAGGGTAATTCTCTGACTCGTCCCTTTAAGACGATTCAGCGAGCATTGCTGGAGGCGGCAAGATTTTCATATCAGAGAGGTCTGAATAACGATAGATTCGCTAAGACCACTATTCAGGTTTATCCTGGTGAGCATGTCATCGATAACCGCCCAGGTTTCATACCAGATGGGACAAATAATTATAGGTTACGAAACGGAACAACATCCGATAACCTACCAGCATTTGACCTGAGTACAAACCTTGATCTTGCATCTGCAGATAATAATCTCTTTAAGCTTAATAGTATTCATGGTGGTGTAATTATTCCTAGAGGCACCTCACTGGTTGGTGTTGATGTCCGTAAGACCAAGATTCGTCCAAAATATATTCCAAGTCCCACTAATAGTAATATTGAGAGATCTGCAATCTTCCGTGTCACTGGAGGTTGCTACTTTGGTCAGTTTAGTATCTTCGATGCTGATCCAAATGGTGTCTGCTTTACTGACTATACCTCAAACACCTCAGTTCCAAACTTCTCTCACCACAAACTAACGGTCTTTGAGTATGCTGACGGCACAAATAATGTCAATATTAATGATGCATTCTTGACCTTTACCGCTGATCGCACTGATCTGCAAATGTATTATGAAAAGGTCAGTCTTGTTTATGGTCAGTCCTCCGGTCGTTCTATCGAACCTGACTATCCATCCAGCGGATTGGATATTGAACCCAAGATTGATGAATTCCGTATTGTTGGTTCTACTGGGGAATCTGTAGGTATTTCCAGTATCAAGGCGGGAGACGGCACTACATCAACCACATCTATCACTGTTACTACTCAATCTGCAGTCCCTGGATTGGATGTTGACACTCCATTCCGTATTTCTGGCATTACTGCTGCTGGATATAATGGTCAGCACGTCGTAAATGAAAAGTTAAGCAGCACTCAGATTCTTTATAAGGTGCAAACAGCACCTGATACTGCATTACCATCTGCAACTGGTGCTACCATTGCACTCGTATCTGATACTGTCACATCTGCATCGCCCTACATCTTTAACTGCTCTTTGCGCTCCGTCTACGGCATGTGCGGTATGCACGCTGATGGATCAAAGGCAGATGGATTTAAGTCTATGGTTGTGGCGCAATACACTGGTATTGGTCTGCAGAAAGATGACAATGCATTCCTTAAGTACAACACAACCACTGGTGTATGGGATGACAATACCGTTGCTGGTAACGAAGCAATTAGCACTGACTCTAGAGCAGTCTACAAACCAGACTATGAAAACTTCCATATTAAGGTAAGTAATAAAGCTGTCATCCAGGCAGTTTCCATCTTTGCTATTGGATATGCTGAGCAATTCCTTGCTGAAAGTGGTGCTGATATTGCCATCACCAACTCCAACTCCAACTTCGGCGCAAGAGCACTGGTTGCGAAGGGATTTAGAAGTGATGCTTTTGCCCAAGATGATGTAGGATACATCACACATATCATTCCTCCTAAGGAAGTCCCACTGACTGAGACTGCGATTGAGTTCCAGTCAATTGATGTCAACAAAACTCAAGCACTGACTGGTGTTGGATCTACAGGTCATCTGTATCTGTTTAACCAAACCAATGCCGATGTCAAACCTGAAACAGTCATTCAGGGATATCGTATTGGTGCTAGAACCAATGATACTCTGAGAGTTCTTGTATCGTATTCATCGAGCACCACTGAATATACTGCTCGTATTACGATGCCTGACTCAGATTTGAGTGGGGAGAAAGTATCTACAGTCAATCGAAGTGTTGCTGGTATTAATAGCATCGGTTCTTATAGTGCTGGTGGAACCTCAAACGTCCTTACATTTAAGAGTGCTCATAATTTCCTTAATGGTGAGTCAATTCGTATTCTCAGTGATGATGGACACCTGCCAGATGGTCTGACTCCAAACACACTTTACTTTGCAATTACTGAAGGCACAGGTATTACGACTAATACCAACATCAAAGTTGCAAAGACTCTTACTGATGCACAAAACAACAACCCAGTCACTATTAACGAGAAGGGTGGTGTACTGAAGATTTCCTCCAGGGTATCTGATAAGGTTGCTGGTGATCTGGGTCACCCTGTTCAGTATGACAGCACTAATAGTCAGTGGTATATTAACGTATCCAGTGCCTCTACAGAGAACAATATTTACTCTACTATCGTTGGTCTTGGTTCAACCGGACTTGGTGCAGCCACTCCAAGAACATTCGTCAACAGAAAGTCTGATAGAAGAAACGCAAACGATACCCTGTATCGTGCAAGATACGTCATTCCATCATCCGCTGGTGGTGCAGTCGCAAGACCACCTACCGATGGATTTATTCTCCAGGAATCAAACATTGGCATTGGTGCAACTGATGCAGAGGTTCAGACTTACTTCGGCAGTGGATCAATTACTAACGTCAATCAGCAGAGAAACTTCAGATTTATTGCTGATGCAACTTGGGATGGCACAAATGCTCTGATTACAACTGAACTGCCACATAATTTGACTGATGGAGCATCTGTCGAACTTGTCAATATTAAGAGTGGTAATAACACCACTGGTACTGCTAATACTGGATTTAACAGAACTTTTGATGTCATCGGCATCAGCAGTGCAAAGCAGTTTATCGTTGGTCTGGCAACAGATCCTGGCACTTTCTCAAGTGATACATCCTCCAGGAACACCTCCCTTCCATATTATAAGAAGAAGAGATACAACAATACATTCTATGTTTACAACCACTCTGAGGTTGTTCCTTACATCTCAGGTGAGCAAGATGGTATTTACTATGTCACGCTACTAAACTCCAGCAACTCACCAACCATCACACCATTCACTGATGAGAAGTTCTCTCAACCTGTTAAGGAACTCTTCCCACAGACAAACAGAGATAATCCTGTTGGTGACCCAGAGGCAGCTAAGTGCTTCGCTTCTCCTTCCTTGATCGGTGATGTCGTTGTCAATGATGTAAGAGATAGCATCACCAAAGAAACAGTTGATAAGTATTTCCGTGATAGTGATGTTGGTGTAGGTATCACCAATATTGCATCCACTGGAACTGCACATACCATCACCTCCGTAATTGACCACGGACTTAATCGTGTAACCTCAGTTTCCATCGTTTCTGGTGGTGCTGGTTATGGTTCTGGTTCTGCTGGTGACCTCTACAATGCAAGACTGGTATCAATCGGTTCATCCACTACAGGTAAGCACGCAACCGCTAAGATTACTTTTGACTCTGGTGGAACAATCACCGAAGTCAAAATCATGGATGGTGGTTCTGCATATGGCATTGGTAACACATTGGCAGTTGTTGGTGTCGAAACCACCAGTGGATATTCGCAGGCAGTCGTCCAAGTTTCTAACATCTACAACAACGTAGGTGATTCGATCCGTGTTCTTGGCATTTCTTCTGAGTCACTTCAGAATTATAATGACCTGTATCGCATCACTGGAGTTGAGATTGGTGAACCCACCACAGTTACCGTTGCATCTGCAACTACAATCACTGGTATCTCTACAGCAGGTATTGGTTTCACCGATACTCAGAACGCTTACTTCTATCTCACTGGAGAGGCACTGCGTATCTCTGCACTGGATTACACTAGCAGCGGTGGTATTGCAACAGTTACTACCTCAAACCGCCATGGTCTGAAGGTCAACAGTAAAGTTAGACTCACAGGTGCGGACCAAGCACTCTACAATGGTGACTTCATTGTCCAAGAAAACCTGAGTTTGACTTCATTCTCAGTTAATGTTGGGACTGGAACCACAGCACCAACAATGTCTGGCACAATGTTTGGATACCGCGAAGGTTATACATCCACTGATGGTGCATTGACAGTTGATGATGAGAGCCTGAACGGAAGAATGGTTCCTTCCTATGCAGGTATTACTACAACTCTTGCTGCTAACGTTGATAATGCAACAACAGCAAATGTCAGTTTGACTGACTTGTCATCACTTGATGTCAACATTGGTGATTATCTGATGATTGATAATGAACTTGTTCGTGTTAAGACCACAACCACAGGTTCTAACCCAATCTCTGTCTTCCGTGGTGTTCTTGGAACCAAGGCATCTGCACACGATATCAACTCTATTGTTAGAAAGGTAAGAGTTGATCCCGTCGAACTGAGAAGACACTCTATCAACAGAGCATCTGGTCATACGTTTGAGTATGTTGGATTTGGTCCTGGTAACTATTCCACATCTCTGCCACAGAAGCAGAATCGCTCCATCTCTGGTAAGGAAGAGATTCTTTCACAATCCACCAAGCAAGATGGTGGTGTGAATTTCTTCACTGGAATGAACGATAAGGGTATTTCGTTCTCTGGTAATAGAAAACTCAGCACACTGACTGGTGTTGAGGAAATCTTTGACACTCCAGTTCGCACTATTACTGGTGAGGATATTGGCAATGATTCCTCAATTAACGTTGTCAACCCATTAGAGGGTAGATTCTCCCGCTCCATTATTGTTGAGGGTGGATCTGATAACAAAGCAACCTCAGAGTTTAATGGTCCTGTAATCTTTAATGAGAAGGTTACTTCACTCTCAACTAAGGGTGTTGAGATGGATTCGCTCTTCCTGCAGGGCGGTGCTACAGTTTCTCGTAAGTATACCGTTGGATTTGCTACTCCAACACAAGCAGGAAACTATGGAGACATTGTTTTCCAAGGTAGACCAACAAAAGGTGGTAACTCTGGTTGGATTTATACCACTGATAACGATTGGTATCGTTTCGGTACAATCAGTCTGTCACTGCTTGATCAAGGTCTAGTTGGTCTCTATGATGGTGTTGGTATTGGAACCACTAATCCAAATCCAGCTGGTGGAACCAAGACAAAACTTCTGGTTGGTTCTGGCACCACACAATTCTCTGTTGATGATATTGGCGTTGGTATCGGAACCACCGCAAATGAGTACAAACTTCATGTCATTGGTAACACCAATGTCGTAGGATATGTCACAGCATCCTTCTTTGTTGGTAATGGATCTGGTCTTACAAATATCAACGCTGATAACACTGGATGGACCCAGATTACAGGTGGCATTTACGATACTGCATTAGGTGTTGTTGGTGTGGGAACATCTGTTCCTAAGTACAACCTTGAGGTTGGTCTAGTTGGAATGGGTTCAACCGCATTCCAAGTCAACGGTGATTCTAGGTTCATTGGTCTAACAACTGCTGCTAACGTATTCGTTGGTGGAGCACTGACTGCACTTGGTTCTTACAATATTGAGAACGTATCATCTGGTGTCATTCGCGCATCCTCAGTTGGTGTTGGCACAACAAATCCAAATCAATCTGTTCAGGTTGGTAGTGGAACCACAAATGTATTTGTGGTCACTGGTATTGGTTCAGTCGGTATCGGCACAACCAATCCAAGTGTTGACCTAGATATTGATGGACACGCGAAGTTTAAGACATATTCTGAAACAGTTGGTGTTGCAACCGTTGTTTCTGGTGTTGTTACGATTGACTTGTCTAACGCACAATCGTTTATCTGCACTGCAACCAGTGCGATTACGCAGTTCACAGTATCAAATGCACCATCTGGTTCTTCTTCATTCACATTGAGATTGACGCAAGGTAGCACTGCAGTATCGGTCGGTATTGATACCTTTAAGACATCTGGTGGTGCTGATATCCCAGTTTATTGGCCAGGTGGACTTGCTCCGATTGTAACGCCAACAGCAGACGCGACAGACATCTATTCGTTTAAGACATTTGATGGTGATAACTTAACGTCCGGTCTGTATGGTGTCGTTGGAGGTCAGAACTTCTCATGAGCGATCAGGATTTTTTCCGCCTTATTCCTACCAAGTTGGACCTT